GTGATATGACTGCTGATATATTAAGTATCGAAGATGAAGAAGTAAACGAAATAATTAATAATCAGATCAACAATTTTGTTACAGAAAATAATCTCTTCAATGAGGAGAAACTAAATGGCTAAGACTGGACTGTATGCAAACATACATGCTAAGAGAAGAAGGATAGCAGCTGGTAGTAAAGAAACGATGAGAAGGAAAGGTAACAAGAAAAGACCAAGCGCTATGAATTTTAGACAGGCTGCAAAAACTGCAAAGGATCGAGGTATCTAATGGCTAGACCAACTAAGTGGAGTAAAGAACTAGAAGAACAGGCTTATGACTATATCAGAGACTATGGTAATCACGGTCATATGATCCCTAGCATTGAAGGATTAGCTATTGTTTTAGACTTACATAGAGACACTTTGTACGATTGGAGTAAGCATAAAGACAAACAGTTTTCCGACATATTAGACAAGGTATTACAAATGCAACAGCTAACCTTACTCAATGGAGGCTTGTCAAACACGTTTAATTCAGCAATTACTAAACTCGTTCTAGGTAAGCATGGCTATCACGATAAGATGGATCAAGATATAAGTTCTACTGATGGAACTATGAAACCAACTGTTATAGAATTAGTTGGTAAGGTTAATGAGTGACGTAGCTCAGATAGAACTCCCACCTAAATTAGTTCCTGTATTTGAAGGCGAGGCTAGGACTAGATACGCATATGGTGGCAGAGGATCAGGAAAGACTAGATCGTTTGCATTAATGACAGCAGTCCACGGTTATCGCTATGGTATGAGTGGAAGGAAAGGGCAAATACTTTGTGCTAGAGAGTTTATGAACAGCCTGAGTGAGTCATCATTAGAAGAGATCAAGTCTGCGATACAATCTGTTCCGTGGTTAAATGATTATTATGAATGTGGTGACAAATATATTAAATCCAAAGATGGCAATATAAATTATGTGTTTGCTGGATTAAGAAGATCACTAGACTCTATTAAGTCAAAGGCTAGAATTATCTTATGTTGGATTGATGAGAGCGAGGCGTTAAGTGGAAGAGCTTTTGATATTCTTCAGCCTACCATCCGTGAAGTAGACTCAGAGATATGGGTAACGTGGAATCCTGAATCAAAATACTCAGCCACACATGAAAGATTTAGAGCAAATCCTCCTAAAAATAGTCGTGGAGTTCAACTGAATTATTATGATAACCCCTTTTTTCCAGCAGTCCTCGAAGAGCAAAGGCTAGAAGATAAAGACAAACGACCTGATATGTATGAGCATATATGGGAAGGTGGGTTCTTAATCTATAGTGAAGGTGCTTACTATGCAGCTGAAATGAGAAGAGCTAGGGATGAAGATCGGATAACTAATGTAGCTTATGATAGATCAACAGGCGTTGTAGTTTCATTTGATTTAGGTGTAGGCGATTCAACGGTTATATGGTTTGCACAATTTATTGGTACTGAAGTCCATCTAATAGATTACTATGAGGCTTCAGGAGTTGGACTAGAGCATTACGTTAGAGTGTTACAAGAAAAACCATATGTTTATTCTAACTACATCTTTCCTCATGACATTAGAGTTAGAGAGCTTGGATCAGGTAAAAGTAGATTAGAGACACTAGAGAGTCTTGGTATTCGAGCAGAGAAAACAGACATAGCACCTTCATTGTTGATTGATGATGGTATCCAAGCAGTACGTGCAATGCTTGATAAATGTTGGTTTGATAAAGAAAAGTGTGAGAAAGGTATAGATGCTTTAACAAATTACTCACGTGATTGGGATGACAATGGTAAAACGTGGAGAATGAGACCATCTCACAACTGGGCATCACATGGCAGCGATTCATTTCGTTACCTTGCAATTGGTTATCAGCCTTATAATGAGTCATGGGATAAACCTATTAGAAGAAACATGAAAGGAATTGTATGAGTGGATTACTTAATATATGGAACGTAGCTAAAGATGGTATAGGTAACTTCATAGACTTTGGTGCAGAAAAGAAAGAGGCAAAATTAGGAGCTGATATAAACTTAGGGTTAATGGCACAGAACTTTGCTCCTGATATGAAAGAAGCTAAAGATGAGGTTATGACTATTATTGAAAATCCTCGTGAAAGTGCTAATGCTTTTGCTGATCTAATTGGTGGAGCGATAGGTAAAGTTACACCTGAGTTTGTCAAGACAGGATTATTAAAGGTAGCACCTGATAATCGTATTACAAGTGATAGAACTGCTGAAATGGCAACACAGGCTTGGGAAGGTATTGTAGCTACTCATGGAACTCTCGATAGATTTAAGAAATATGCACAAGAAAACCCTTTTGATGCATTGCTTGAGCTTACTGGTGCTGGATTAGTTGCTAAACAAATTAAAGATGTATCAGCTCCAATTGTGTTAAAGGCAATCAATGAGGCTGAGTTAGCTACTACAAAGCTCATGATGGAAACAGAAAATCTTGCTACTAAACTTAATGAGATCAATCCACCAATGATGCTTATGGTCGGAGCTAGACCAATACGTAGTGAAGAAATGCGAGGTGTAGTTGATCCTCAATATGTTAGTGGGCAACCAGTTGGAGGAAAAAACCAAGCTGCTATTGATGCTGCAAACAATGTTACAAGGACTGTTGTAGGTCAAGCAGAAGATTTAATAGTACCAAAACAAGTATCTGTTAGAGATTTCGTTGGTAGGTGGTTGTTATTTACACAATCAGATCGAACTGATGCTGGTGGCAATATAGTAGATATTAATGGTATTCCTATGGATGTTAAACAATGGGGTGGCAACAGATACCAATTACTTAAAAGTTCTGTTGAAAAAGAAGATTTATGGGCATCCGATCCAAAAGTTCTCAATCTAATTTCTCAGGCAGCAGAAACAATAAAAGCTAGGACTGGTCAATATCCATTACTAAGTGAGTTTGATATGCAACCTACAGGCAGTAACTTCAGCCATATGACACAAGAAGTTATGATTGCTGCATTAAATGCAACACTAAACAAAACACAAAAGCTAAAAATTAACAAAGAACTGAAGACACTTGATCCTAACTTTCCGGGCATTGAAGCTGATAATATGGCTAATGTACTTAGTAAGATGAGTGGTGAAAAAAGAAAAATGATGAACAATATACTTGGTCGAGTTGAGTATTCTAAAGATGGACTTTCTATGGCACAGGTAGGAGTAGCAATAAGTGATGCCTCTAAGCTAAATTCTAAACGTGGTACAGTCAATTACTTAGGTGAGATTGAACCATCATTAGCTAATAGAGTACAAAGTGGTTCTTTACATCCATCATACCCTGATGTGTTTAAAGGTCATAATGTAGGACAGTTTAAAGAAAACCTTAACGTCTTTGATTTTCTCGCAGAGAATCCGTGGGCATTATCTTATATTCCTGAAGCTAATCAAAAACCAACTAAGAAAAATCCAACAGGATCAGGCAGTATGCAACGTGTAAAAAGAGGAAGTGATAAAAACAAAGCGCCTTATGATCCAACTAACCCTACTGGTGATGATTTTAGATCATTGGATTTACAACCTCCAATGCAATCAGCAGTACAAATAACAGATACTTTACTTAAAAACTTTGAGCGTAAGGGTTTGATATAACAATTAACAACATTCTCAATGTATGATAAACTAACGCAAAATAGGACTAACTATGGCATTAACTAATTACACAGGCTTAAAAACAAGTATTGCTGATTTCTTAAATAGAGATGATTTAACATCAGTTATACCTGACTTTATTACATTAGCTGAATCTCAAATTAACCGAGATGTAAGACACATGAAGATGGAAGCTAGATCAAGTGGTCAACAAGATGCAAACGATGAATACATGCAGATACCACCTGATTGGTTAGAAACTATTAGATTACATTTAACTGGCACAGGAACATCAGTATTAAATTTAGTGTCAAGAGATGCAATGGCTGACAAACGTCAAGCAAACGAAGATGCAAGTGGAACGCCTGTCGCTTATACACACGCTGATAGTCAGTTTCAATTTTACCCAACACCATCTTCCGTAACAGATTTTGAATTACTTTACTATCAAAAGCTACCCGCTTTAAGTGATGATAATTCAGATAATTGGCTTTTACTAGAAGCACCTGATGTATACCTCTATGGAGCGTTACTACATTCAGCACCGTATCTAGCAGAAGATCAAAGAGTAGCAGTATGGGCGCAATTGTATAGCGCAGCTGTATTGCAATTAAATGAGGCTTCTGAATCTGCTCGTTATAGTGGATCAGGCTTAACAATGAAAGTGAGAGGATTAGTATGAGCTTTACAAACTTTTTAGAAACAGAGATACTAGACCATGTATTTGCTGGTGCAGCTTACACAGCGCCATCAACATTATACTTAGGTTTATTTACAGGCGCTCCAGGTGAAGCTGGTGGTGGTACTGAGTTGTCAGGTAGTGCATATGTTAGAAAACCAATTGCATTTACAACTTCAGGTGACACGACTAGTAACAACGCAGCTGTTGAATTTCCAACTGCAACTGGATCATGGGGAACGGTGACACACGTAGGAGTATTTGATGCATTGACATCAGGCAATCTTATGGTGTATGCAACCTTGTCTGCCAGTAAAGCAGTAGCTTCAGGAGATGTGTTCCGTGTACCATCAGGTGATCTAGATATTACATTGAACTAGGCTAACTTCAAATGAAGTATGGTCAATATAAATTTAACCGTGGTAAGTATTCTACTGCTGATTTAGAAGAAGGTGCTTCCACAGTATCAGTTACTTCAGGCATTGCTAATGCAATAGCTGTCCGAGTACGCACATCAGGTGCTTTATCTGCTGGTGTGACTGTTGTTACTACAGTTGCTAATTTAACATCTGTAGGCGCAAGTGCTATAACAGCTACAAGTACATCGAGTTGTGCATCAGAGAAAATATCGCTTGGCTCTGCAACAGCAACGGTTGCTAGTTCTACAACTGCTGTAGGTGAAAGAATACACTTAGCTAATTCTACAGACTCTTACGGTATTTATGGTATCTCTGATATTGATGCTGACTCAGAGTTAATTATGTTAGCTAGTGCTTCTATGGCAAGTGCCTCTTCTGTAAGTGATCCAAGAGGTGGATTTAAACACACAGCAGACGTAAATGACATTACTTCTAGTTCAGCGATAGTTTCATCAGGTCGTAAGAAATGGGAGCTTATCGGAGAGGGTTCTGAAACATGGACTCTAATAGCAGCATAATATGGCATTAATACCACTTGAAATACCACCGGGCGTTTATCGGAACGGTACAGACTTTGAGTCATCAAACAGATGGAGAGATTCTAATCTTGTAAGATGGCATGATAAGTCATTACGACCAGTAGGTGGATGGGATACACGTAAGGCTTCTGCTGCAGCTTCTGTTCCAAGAGGATTACATGCTTGGGTTGACAATACTAACGGATCAGCTCTAGCATTAGGTACACATAATAAGCTCTATTACGTTAATGCTTCTAGCACAGTATCAGATATAACACCTTCAGGATTAACTGCTGGTGATGTCAATGCGAGTGTTAATGTTGCTTATGGTGGAGGTTTTTGGAATAACGGTATCTATGGTATTACAAGACCGAACACAGGTATCTATCAAGAAGCAACAACGTGGGCATTAGACAACTTTGGTCAAAACCTATTAGCGTGTTCATCTAAGGATGGCAAGATATATGAGTGGGCATTAAACACTTCTGTCTTACCGACAGCTTTAACTAATGCACCTGTTAATAATAACTCCATGCTAGTAACGGAAGAACGCTTTGTATTTGCATTAGGCGCTGGTGGTAATCCACGTAAGGTGCAATGGTGTGATCGTGAAGCAAATACTACTTGGACTCCAGCAGCAACAAACGAGGCTGGTGACTTTGAATTAGTTACAACTGGTCAAATTATGTGTGGTGTAAGAATGCGTGGTACTACGCTTATATTAACGGATACGGATGCACATTTAGCAACGTATTCAGGTGCGCCATTTGTATATGGATTTGAAAGAGTAGGCACAGCTTGTGGTGTTGCATCAAGAAAGGCAGCAGTAGCAATTGATCAAGGAGCATTTTGGTTAGGCGCTAATGGATTCTTTGCCTTTGATGGTAGTGTGGCAACAGAATTGCAATGTGACGTACACGATCTTGTGTTTGGTAATATTTCTAACAGTCAAATTAGCAAAGCATACGCAGTACATAACTCACA